AACCGCATTCACCGGCGCAACCGTAACTATGTGTCCTATAGGCGCTATCCCTAGCCCCAAGCCGTTATTAGGCACCGGGTCAAGCGCGTTTTGCACGGTGTCAACTAGTATTGATGACGGCACACCAAAAATGGAATCCAAAAACACAATTTTAACGGTGCCGCCCCCGTTCCACACGGGGTACACTTTAACCGCGCCTACGCCAGGAATTGCAAGTGTTTTATCTTTGTAATCTTGTATATTCCCGCCAAATGCTTGAGATTGCAAACTATCAAAATACCTTTGCCGTAAGTGCTCCGTGCCCTCTTCATCTTCCCCAGGGATTAACACCGCTGTTAACCGTGCCCATTCCAGGCCGTCAATATAATCAATAGGTATTAACATACCGCTTTCTAGGTTTCCAGCATTTCCGGGCGTCTCACACTCCATTTTAAATATGCCTGGCGATATTTTTTCAATTGCCACATAGTTCAAAATATTAAGGGAGAATCGCGAACCAAGCGGAATATCCATTGAAAATTCACCTTGCCTAATCGCGTTAGTAGCGGGTTCAATAATTATCCCTCTTTCGGCACAGCGCTTAATCAAGAATTCCCGCGAAGCAGTGTCGGCGAATGTTTCGTTTAAAATAACGTTGAGCTCAATATACATTAGTGTTAATTCTATGGCCGCCGGTGATAGGGCAGTTCTGATTAATGATCCTTCGCGGGTATCAATGACAATTCCCCTACCTCGTGCCCAATCGTTGACCCGGTTGATCATCCGACCAAGGATATATTCATAGGTCATATTTTCGTACATTAAACATTCACCGCGCTTTCAATCGGAATATCGCCAAATATTGTAACTGCTGTAAACGTAACTAGCAATCTGCTTCTTTGCGCTTGGAAGTTGAAGTCTTCAACACTTGTTATTCGGGTGTCTTGTAGCAACGCTTCTTTGATACGCCGTTCCACTTCGGGTATTACATATTCAAATTCTCTGCCATATAAATCTACGAATTCAACGCCATAATCCCACGAGAAAATTATGTGCTGAAACCGTTCTGTTTGGAGGATTAAGTATATGGCCTGAATCATTGCTTCACGCCCGTCAGTGAAACCGATAACGCGATTATTTTCAATGTCAAGAAAAAAAGTGCGTGAAGAAAGTTCTTCAACTTCAAAATTTTCGGTTAATATTCCATTGGTTACAGGTATCAAGATATCACCCCGTTCTGTCAAGCACTATATGCCTTTGGCCGCCCTGTTCTCTCAGCAAAATAACTTTGTCGCCAACTACTAAGCTATTATTAATTGTGATTTGTTTTGTTCCGTTATAAGCGTGATTATGTGTCGTTTCTGTTACGCCTCCGGAACCGTCAGTTTGGCCGGAATATCCATGAGTGTGAAAAGGAGTATCCGAAAACAAGTTTTCAGCAGTTTCCCCGCTGTAGTTGTGATTATGATAAGTATCAATATTCACCGCAGCATCTTCCGTTGTGCCATCAATTGCAATTTCAAGGGTGTATGTCGTAACATTCCGTGTGAGGATTAATTGTTGACCTTCAAGCGTCTTTTTTTGTTCGATGTATATCTGGAGCGGCGATGTATTTATTACTGTCCCAAATATTATAGCTACTGGCTTAGTTGCTTCTATTGCATCCAATGCAGCTATTTTAACCGTTTCAAGCAACCCAGAAAAATCAGGCAACGAATTCACCGCCCCTAAGAGTTAAGTCCATCGTATGATAACTTTGGTTAAAATTGTGGGTGCATTTTTCGACCAACATAAAGTTCTGTATGTGCACATCACCTAAATTTAATTTAACCGCAACCATACACCCGGCACGTATGCGGACATCGCCAAAAGCGTTTTTTATTTTTAACTTCCGGGTTTTAACGTTGTACAAAGATAACAATGCGTTAGCTTTTGCAACGCCGTTTTCGCCTTCTTTAATGCTATCAAAGTATTGCAGCACACCCCATTCATTTATGTGCTGGCCGTCCTGCGCTATATAGATATCACGCGTCCCAGTGTCCTTATTTTCAAACGATAATTTTATCCTATTGTATGTTTGATCATCAATTGACGTTGAGTAATCATAATTCTCGCCTGTTTCTTCATCAATTAACAATCCAACTTGCATATTCTCCAAAGATTTTAAAGTCAATCTCCCGAAATCGTCATAGAAAACGAACATTTTTTTATTGTTCGTTAGTTCCAGATCAAGCGCATTGTAGATTATGTCAAATAACGAAGATTTGTCTTCAACCCTTGACGCGATTCTAAAATTGGTGCGCTCAATCGTTCCTGTATTCAGCCGGAAATCAGTGGCAATCATTTCAATGACTTCGCTCGCTGTCTTATTTGTATACACATATGTGTCTTTGTTTGTTAAATATCGCAATTGGTCATATGCTGTAATTTGGACGTGTTGCTGTTTGTCACGGCTTCGCGTGAATATAAAGCCATAAAACAGAGGCTTGCCGTCAACAGTTAGGCGCACCGGGTTTCCCTCGTCAATTCTTAGTTTTTCGTCATGTAGTACCGTGAATGTTAATTTACCAGGTGATCCCCTTCGTTCGGTTGACCAGCTTAATCCCTCTGTGACGGCAGGGAAAAATATATCATTACCGTTTTGTATCATAAGTTCAATGTACATATACTCGCCGCCTTTCTACGGGATTTTAAAAACTTGACCGGGGAAGATTAGATTCGGATTAGTGATCTTATCTCGGTTCGCATTAAATATTTTAGGGTATTGGTTGCCATCATTGTAATAGCGTTTAGCAATCCCCCAAAGAGTATCGCCTTTAACAACCGTATATGTTTTTGCTTGCGGAGCGGATTCCGCCGCTCGGTTTTTCTGTATGCTTGCGGTTACTCCTGACTGTGTAGTCCTGAGGTCAACGGTTTTAGTTCCGTAATCCCGAAATTGCTTAAGGCTGATTTTGACAATTAAATCAAAACATTCTTTGGCATCTTCAATGATTTCGTAGTCCTCTAAAGTTACCCGCATATAAAAGTTAAAATAGCTTTTGTTGTTGGGGAACTTTCGCGTAATCGTGAATGGAAATGGCCTTTGATTATTTTTATAAGTCTCCAACATGTCAAGATAATACGCAGGCGTGCGCATGTTGTTTGGAGTGAAAGCGTAATTAAAGGCCGGAAGCAAGACCTCAAAAGAGATTTCACTTAATCCGGCTTTCTTTATTAAATTTATTTCACCTTCATTTATTAACGTAACTGATTTGTTCTGATTCTTGATTTTTAGGCTCATTTTTGATGGGGGAACGGGCAGACGTATCGCAAACATATAAAAGTAATACATTACTTATGCACACCTCCCGCCGCGATTGCTACCGCCTCGCTAGTGTTATCAACAATGTAATCTACAATCCCGTCTAAATCTAACTCGGACGCTACATTGTTAGTTACGCCGCCAAGGCTGACGTTCACTGTTGTGTAGCGGTTGACTGCATTTCGTTCATCAATATCTCTTAGATATTTCAGATCCTCATCAAGCATACCCATAGCGTCTTTTATGGCTCCGGTATTATCTGATGCGCCTCCGGTGTTACCCGCTATATCATCTAATACGTCACTGTAATCAGTATAATTATCACCTATATCAGGTTCATACGGGTTGTTTCCATCCTTCCCATCAAATAACCCATTGATTGCATCTTCTAATCCGGCACCTAGATTATAGCCTTTTCCAAACGCATCACCTATTGATTTCATTTCCATCCTAGGTGTTTCCCAGTAATCTTCAGGAGCATCGCCTACCCAACTATTTATGCCTGATTTAACATTTTGTAGACCGCTTGTTATTGATGTAGTGTGGGCAAGTTCTCCCAATGAGCCTATTTCAATTCCCGGAATCTTGTTTAATGCATTTATAACTAAATTAATCGCTCTTATTGCTATGTTTGCACCATCAACAAAAGCATTAGCTAAACTTGTTGCTACTCTGTCAAAACCGCTTGTAATGGATATGCACGCATTTAAAACATTTGTTACTAAATTTGCAATAAGTTTTTTTAATGAATATCCAAAATTCGTCCATACATTTACAAGAAACTCAACTAGAGTTGCAAAGCCGTTCCAGGTAAAGGCTATAAAGTTCCAAATTTTAGCGCCCAACGAAACAAATAGACCCGCAATAATCCCAGTTGCGCTTACTGAAGTTCCCGCAAAATGATTCATCGCCGCAATTGCTCCATAAATAGCTCCGACTATTAGCATCAGCCCTATAACAATCCACGTAACAGGGCAAGCCCACATTGCCGCATTCATCAACCATTGCGCAACGTTGTAGACACCGACCGCAATCGCGGCAACACCTATGGCAACCGCTATACCCGTAATTATCGGTGCAATCTGTGGCCAGTTATCTATTATCATATTTGCAACTTCAGAAGCCTTATCAACAAGTTTAGTTACTATATTTATAATTACTTCCAGCACATTTCCAATGCCATGCATTAACTGTTCTATCGTTGGCATGTTATCTTGCACTGTGTTTAGTAGATCCATAACAGCTGGATATAGACCAAACGCTACATTCTCTTTTATATCCCCCAAAGTATTATTTAGTTGTGCCACTTTCCCCGCAGGTAAATTCGCCATTTGCTCTGCTAATCCGGCCCACGACTGATTGATAACTTCATCAATCACAAGTGCCTTTTGCATATCGGTACCGTTTGCAATAATTTCTTTTTGCGCATCAGAAAGTTCAAACCCTTTCTTTTTCAATCCGTCATATGTACCATCAAGAGCTTTGCCAAGTTGCGTTGCATAATTTACCATCTGCTCTTGACTTACAGCCATACCTCCAGACATACCAGCTGCATAATTCGTTAAAGTTCCCATTGCAACTTTCACAGCTTCAACATCTTTTAAGTATGTGGATATCTCACCAGCGCCTGCTATCATTGATTCATCCCCATACATTGTTTTTCCTTGTATCGCTGCCGCTTTCTGTTTCAGACTTATAAAATCTTTCTGTGATGCGTTTTGGTTTTTCAGTACATTTGCAAGCTGTTGTTCTGCGTTTATTTGTTTATTGCCTAAATCCAAACTTTCTTGCATAAATCCGAATCCTGATCGGATAGTAAAAATACCGCCTACAAGGCCAGCGATTGATCTAAATTGATTTAATAAGTTACCTGACTTACCAATACCTTTATCAATGTTGCTATTGAAATTATTTTGTTCTGTCGCTGCATCCCGGACGCTTTTTTCAGTTTGGCTTATAACATTATTAAGCTGATTGTAGGCTGCGTTTGCTGCCGATATATCGGCATTTGCCATAGCGTCATTAAGTTGCTCTTGTACGCTCAACGCTTGATTTAATTGTTGTTTTAGTCCCTCAACTTCCGTGCCCGCTCTGCTGGCTCCTATGTCACTAATAGGATTATTGGACATATCGGCAATTCGTCTTCTCAGCATCTCTATTCTTGCATTTAAATCATTTATATCGCTAACCATAGCGGGCGGGAAAATAGTTGCATTGTTTGCGCGTCTTGTAATTAATAATTGCGTATCAGCTAGCCTTGACATTGCATTATCAACAGACAACAATTTCTGTGAATCCCAAACAGGTTCAACCGGAACTTTAATTGGATCAGACGAAATTGAATCAACATCCATATTAAATTCCGGAACAGCAGGTATTTTGACCGGCTCTTGACTGCCCATATTTACTATGTTCTGATTCATGGCTTCCACCGCAGCGGCAACTTCGTTAATCTTAGGGACAGCTGCTTCAAACGATGACGCGGGATTCATGCGTTCAGCGGTTGCCTGCACGGCTTCCATTTTGTTGGTCAAATCCATTGTAGCGTTGACCATACGCATTATTGGGGCTGATACATCGTCGTACAGGGACATTTTTGAGGATATTTGACCCATGGAATCTCGTCACCTCTTTAGCTTATATCTTAGTCTCTTTAAATCTTTTTCCTCTTTTTCTTTTTGAATTTTCCACCTTCGCCAGCAATCGTAGAAAAAGAGCTTGATATTTAGATTGGTATTAAACCACTCATCTAATGCGGCGGGGGTCCAGTGCCATTTGCTTACCGCAAAAATCAAAAAATTTGATTCAAGTTCCCCGCCATCTATTAGTTTTTTAATTCATCCACTTTATCTTTAATTTCGTCATTCTCAGGTTCATAATTGATTTTAAATCCATTGAGTTCTTGAACAAATAGTGCCAAATCATCATACTCACCCAGTAGATCAACCATTTTGGGTAAAAGCTCTTCGGGTGTTTTTACGCCATAACTGTCTTGCAGATCTGCGTTGAGCAAATCCGGGAAGACTATAGATTCAACCAAAAGCTTTTTCATGTAACCCTTTTGATCGAATGTATTTCGGTATAAGCCCCTTCTCTTGTCAATCAATTCTTTATCGGAAAATTCAGCCCTTAATTCCTCATTTTTTTCAGGCGAAATCCGCTTGAATTCCCATTCCATAGGCTTGCCGTTTTCGTCAACAAAGCTTTTACTCACCGGATAATACGCATTGCCCTCTTCAACTTGCTTGTTGCCTTTAAAAAATCTCTCTAATTGCGTCATGATTATAACTCCCTTATAATTTAATTATTACATGCCCGGAAGTTCTTTAAACTTTTCAGGCATATCCCAAGTTTCGTAAGTTCCGGATAAATCTTCTGACAAAATCTCTTCACCGGCCTGAAATTTTGACAGTACTAATTCTTCGCACAAACAATCACGATGGATAATAGTCTGCCGCCCAACCGCCGATGTAGGATCCTCATTTGTTACTTGGATCTCAAAATATGGCATCATCCCGGTTTTTTGGTAATTGTCAGCAAGTGCCCTCAACTGGGATTGATTGTAGTGCGCGGTACCACTCCACGTTCCTTTGCGTCCGGCTGCCTTGTGTCCCATACCTACTTTACCTAAGATAGCCACATCCGAAATATTGATTGCTTCCTTAGATTCAAATTCTGTTAATTGCATAAAGTTATATCTTCGACCGCCAATCGTCACGAAGCACGATGCAAGGCTCCCATAAACGGCGTCTTTTGCATTCATAATCGCGTTATTAGGCATTGATTATTCAACTCCTTTCTTAAGCCACCATGACCGTCATGTACAACTGCGTCATAGCATTTACCGGCGTTACCTTGTCATGCACAAGCACGGCACGTTTTGTGGCCCCCGGTTCCACAGTTACGTCTTCCGGATTGAAATTTTCAATAGCACGAAGCGGAAATTGTAATTGCAAATGATGACCTGTGATATCGGACCACAAACTAACTCTGCCGTCTGGGTCATTTGGGACTTCTCCCAAATATTTTCCATTAAACAGTACGGCAATGTCATTGGCGATCTGGTCAATTACCCGGATAGTTTGATTTTCTTGGAATACTTCGCCTTTTTCAGTTGTCAAGTTAACAAGGCTATTTATATCAGCTAATACACGGATATTTGACCCGACACGGTGGAAGGCAAATTTACCGCCTAAAATAGCGTCCTCTAATTGCGTTTGCGTGTGACTAACGTCAATACTGTATTCTCCGTCATACTGTCGGTTTGTTGCGGATCTATTGACAGCGGTTCCAGCAATTACTCCGGTTACCCAATATATCGCGCTCCATGCGTCCGCTCCGGCGTCTGTGACTGCGTTCATCACATCAACAACGCCTTCAAAATCTGAGTTATTGACCGGATTGTATGTAACGCACTGAAACTTAACTCCCCGTTCATCTCTCATACGGCGGGTGAATGCCGCGAATAGTCCTATTACAGCTGAATTATCGGATGGGCAACCGATTGCGTTGTAGGAATACGCTTCTATAGCATCAATATAAGACTGATAATTTGCGTTTGTAATTGTCGGGGATGCTCCTCCGGTAAGTGGCGTTCCCGCCGTTGGTGTCAGCACTAATTCTTCGGTACCCCAAGTCACGAAATCATTATTAACCAGTTCCTCTGCTGTTTCTACTGTTTGTTTATCTACTTGGGCACCATTCAACAATAATATTACATCAAATTTATTGTTGTCATCAACGTTAGTTGTAACAACTACTTTTAGTGCGTTTCCTCTTTCGCCCGCAAAAACTGCTGTAGCGTAAGTATTGGACGCCTTTACTCCGCCGTCGCCAAGGCGGTAAATATATGCCAATCTGACATTCCGGAACAGTTCGCGCAGCGGTTTTAATTTCGGATCCGTGTAATCGTATCCGAAGATATATAAGCTGTTTTTCTGGAAATTTGCCGCGTCAATTTCCATTACAGTTCCTTGAATGCCCCAATCCAATATAATTGGGATTGTTGCAATTCCGCGATCAGAAAGCGTAACTGACGCCCGCGCCACCGAAACAAAATTGATATATGATCCTGGTAGTATCTTATTTTGAGTTAACCATGTGCCCCCTCCTAATGCCATTACTTCACCTTCTCTTTTAGGAATTTTTCAATCTTTTTATCAATATCAGCGATTAAATACATCTCACCATCCGATAAGAGATAGCTCAAAATGTCGCGCCGGTTCTGATATTTTTTCGCGCTTAATATTTGTTCCTTAGTAAATTTCAATGCGGGCTGAGTACCCGTTGTTTCTAATTTTTCAGCCATTTTTACTAACCTCCAATTACTGCACTTGATAATTCAAGTGTTTCCATGGGTTCTTCCGGTTCCGCGACTTCGCGGATAATAACGTTGTAACTCAGCGTGAAATCAATCATTCCATCAACAAATTGACCGCGCATATTAATTCCTCTAACTAAGTCTCCGGCAACTGTTATATAGTTAAGTGTTTGATATAGCGTGTCTAGCACGTTATAACATTCCGCCTTTGCATCTGTTTTGCTTTGCGGTTGGTAATTGATGGAAAATAAGTGTGTTCTTAACGCTCTGTCTCCCAAAAGCGGGATGTTCATAGGATTTACGCACCTAACAATAAAACAGGGTTCTTTCAAGCCTTGCTTCACTTGTTCATCGTAAATTTTAATGCCGGGAAAGCTCCCGGCCAGTGCGGCGACAATTCCGTTGATAATATCCTGTATCACTTAAAAACATCCCCTATAAACGATTTTAATTTGCGTTCCAGTATCCCGGGCGCGTCTCTCTGTAATTCATCCTCCGATATAGTCAGCATACGCCTACCTTCAACCCACCCCTTACCGCTTCGTGTACGGTGGCCATATTCTACATACGAGGCGTAATTGACCGGATTGATAATTTCAATCGTGTATTCGTTACCGGATTTGGCCACATTCAATGAATTTGCATACGACACCGAATCTGATCCGGATCCGGTGCCGTGTTTGGCTGATTCATGTGTTTGAGACGTCCAGCCGCGCCGCAAAGTGCCGCCAAGTTTACCTGATGTTTTGGCTTTGAATGATACTTTCTTTCCGTCCTTCGTTGCAAAGTTAACCATCTTATAATTTCGATGCCGTTCTTTTCCAGTTTTTGTTGTATACACATCGCCCCTGTAATCACCAACAGGGGTAAGCCTTATAACTTTAGCCAATAGCCGCGCTGCCAACTCTTTAAGTGCCGCTTCCGTGAATTGCTGAACCTGCTCTTCGGACAATTTTTGTAAATTTTCTCTAAGCTTTTCAATCCCGGAATAGTCAATTTTCATCTTCATTTTTATGCCCAATCCGTAAATGGAACTAAGACAATTTCTTGATGACCCGTAAAGATCCCAGGTTTGCCACTTTGAGAATACTCAAAAGTTCTGCCGTCTCGCTGGACAATGATTTTTGAACCGGCTTTAATCTCTATTAGATTGTCAAAAAATAGTTTTATAACTTGTGGAGCAGTTGCGGTCATTTCTTCCTGTGCAGTTTCCTTTAGCGTAGAAAATGACAATTTGCATGGTTCGTTTTCCAGGACTATGACTTCTTGGTGCCCGGTTGCGCCGTTGGGTTTAATGCGCTCTTGATACTCAACGACTGTAAACTTATCAGTCCACAATCTTTTAAGTATCGGTTTTGTGTTTAATAACATCATTACCATCTCAATCGTCTAAATGCACTAAATTGATATCGTGTACCGTCAATAAGCCATTTAATAAGCCAGTCAACGGTAATTGTAGCATCGGGAACGGCGAAGGTTATATTTGTGTCGCCCTCCTTGATCTGCTTGATAGCAAAGTCAACATCAAATCCCTCAAGTTGGCCACTGCCCTTTTTTGCGGCTAAAAATTCTCCGCAAACCATATCTACAGCGACTTCATATAACCCAGCCGGTATTTCGGTAAGATTACAATCGTTTTTTATGGTGTTTGCCACCTTATCAATTAAGAAGTTTATTAGCCATTCATCTGTCCCCGTATCAACTGTGTATCCCAGCGATTCAAGCCTTCTTATAACATCCTCACGCATTTTTATCAACTCTTTTTGTTCGTTGCTTTTTTTGCGGCGTAATAACCGCATTGTTTTTATTGTCTTCGTTAAGATCTTCAGCGTCTTTAATTTCCTCGTTCAATTGGGCGGCTGAGAAATCCGCCCTTTTTCTTGCTTGATTAAATGCTGCTAATCCCATAAATTACCCTCCTGAACCCGGATCCGGATCCGGTGCTGCTGCCAATCTATGCTTAAGCAATGCTAAGCCAATTGCCTTGTCTTCAACTACCTTTAGCCAGTTGGCCGGTAATGCAAGTTCTTCATTAGATGGAGTTGCCCCGGCAACAGTTGTGTTAGTAAATTTGACACCAAGCGGATGTAAGATAAATGCACGCCGATTAATCAATATATCATCGTGCTGCAGGCTGTCGCGGTCAGTTTCCACAGGAGTTAAGTCGACCGGGATCCCGTCACCGCGTCCGAAAGAACCGGCACTAAATAGGTACGTTGAATACACGTCTTCTTCAACCGGACAGCCATCATCAACAATAACCCTATATCCAATGTATGTTGGGATAACAACTTCTCCGCGTGCGTTCGGGATGTATTCAATAAGATTTTGCTTCTGCAATTTCGTTTTTGTTTTACTATGCATGGCTATTGCTGTAAATTGCTCAGCTGCATCCCCTAATAGTTGCTTAGTGTCAAGTATTGCATCGCCGCTGATGACTGCCGCATTGCCGGAATTACCTGAAATATCGTTGACATGCGTTGATGCAAGGGTTCCACTGAAAATGCCAATTAAAATTGAAATCAATACTGCCTGTTCACGCCTGGCCCACCATCCGGCAACTTGTGCACCGATAGCATTCATTGCGGAACTGCCGGCAAATGCGCTTGCTAATTCATTTGCGCTCCATGCCTTACCGCGGATGAGCAGTGCCGCCACGTCCTGTGCTGCTGTGATTTTATCTGGCGTCAATGGATCCGTATCTGATAAGACCTCATCAGATCCCGTTATCGGCTGCCAAAATGGCATGTTTATCAGCTTTCCGCCTTGAGCCACAAACCCGTCAAGCTTGCTATTTTGGACAGCTATTCCGCTATTGATAAGCTCTGAAAGCTCTTTTGTCATTTTGATGACGTATGCCGCGAACACTTCCGGGATTATTACGTCACTAATCTTAGTTTTCACTTAATGCTTACCGCCCTTTCCTAAGTGTTAGATATAAGTGAATCCCGCCTGGCGGGCAAGTGTCCGCGCCAATTCGGGATTTGTTTTATACAATTTAATTTGTGCCGCCTCATCATATGTTTTTGAATCAAACGGGTTTGTGCCGCCTGATTGCAATTGATGATTTCCTGATTCCCCGGGCGATGTCCCTGTAACTAATGGTGTGTCGCCTGCGGATTTGAACAGAAATCCGGTACTTTCACCTTTAGTTAATGCTTCTATGTGTTGTTTTCTCAGTGCCATATAACCCTCGTCATCCACGCTGTCATCAATAGGTGTCAAAAACGGCTTTACAGCAGTTTGGTTAATTGCCTTTGCTTCAAGCAGCAAGCGTTCATCCAATGCTTCGCGCTTTACCCGTTTCAACTCTGCGGCGTGTTTTTGCTCCATCTGCTGGTTTGCCGTTTGCAATTCGCTTATTTGAGATTTCAGCTTTTCCGCCGTTCCGTTTGCGGTTTTGAGCGTTTCCAGTTGCTCATCCCGCTGCTTTAGCTGCTCTTTTGCTTGATTTAATTCAGTTGTTACTGTCTCCAGCTTCCCTTTGTCTGCAAAGCTTGTTTTTGCTAAGCCAAGTACTTTTTCAGCCTGTTCATCTGTCAATCCTATTTCTTTTAATTTCTCTTTTGTCATTTGCTTCACCCTTTCGAAATTTAAGCATTGAAAAAACTGCCCCCCTTTGGACGGTTTAATATTTTAATGTTAGTTTAATAATAGCTAATATCCGGATCAAGATTTTCAAGGTTATAAATTTTATCAAGATTGTTAATCCCGGTTTCAAGGCATTTTTTTGCTTTTTCTATTACTCCCGCCGTTGTTTCCCAAGCCGGTAACATCAAAGACGGAAGGTAATCTCCGAATTTCTTAAAAAACAAATCATCTACTTCCATAAATTCTTTTGTAGGTTCAAACCCTGCTCCCATACTAAACAACCCCTTTTAATATTCGTTCAAATTCATTTACCGCAGTTGGGAAATATTCGCGAAAAGCTTTTAATCTTTCTGCGTCGAACTGAGCCTCAAAGAGGTGTGCAAAAGCTTCACTTTCAACATCTGCGAAATTAGGCTTTCTTGCCCAGTATGAAGGCTTGTGATTCCATCCGTCCTTTATACCGATCATATAGCCTTTCCCATGTTTCCGGGTTGAAAGCCCGCCGAGTATATCAGAAACGGATGAATATAAATGTTGTCTGCCGTTACTTGTATTGTTTTTGCCCGTTATTGTATCTGCTATGTTTTGTTCGACTTGTCGTTTGCTCCACCCCTTATGCTGCGATGTCTCTTTAATTATCAGATTATTGTAATCGTCCCTCAACGACTGAATAAATTTATTGTCTGATGAAATTTGGCCTTTTGGCCTGTCATCTATGAGGTGCCCGTGTTCATGGAAATATGTCACACCTACACCACGTGTATTTAATGCGTCCATATTAAAATTCATACGGACTTTTTTGTCTGCCACAGAGTAATTAGGGGTTCCGGTGTACGCTCCATTTGCTACCGATCCGTCCGGAACGAATTTTAATAATGCTTTTTTGGCGTCATCGGTACCGACTGCAAATTTATCTGAAAGAGTTTTGATATAACCTTGATCATTAATGTTATTCGTTTTTAATTTATCTGTAAAAATATTAACATCGTCTTGTTGATTTGTCAATGTATTGTTCTGAGTTGTATGTTTTTTATTGTCTTCGGTGGCGGTCTTGTCTTTCCACTCTTCAAACGTTGTGTCTGCCGGAACGTAATAAGTTTTACCGTCTTCACCACGCGCTGCGCGTTCTCCTGCGAAATTGTCTTCAAAGTGGGGAATTGTAACACATCGGCAATTAGGATGAAACACCGGAATTGTAACGCCGGGTTCGGCTTCTGATAGTTTGAATATCTTGCCGTCCATATCTCCGCATATTGTGCAAGTGATACCGTCTAATGTTCCTACTACCATAATCATCTCAACGCCTAATTCTTTATAGGCGTCAATTTGAGCTAGGTTAGAGAATTGCGCGGATTCCGTCATTATGAGACGACTGGCGTTGCTCTTGGAAGTATTAAATTTTGTTGCAATTTCTTTAATGGATTCATCCGGCGCTTTCCCCAAAATTATATCTTGAGTTAACCTCGTGTGAACTTCGTTGACCAATCTGTCTTTTTGCGTCCAGATCCTGTCACTAAAGGTATTGCCGTCTGTAGTCCATGGCTTATTTATAATCTTTTCAAGCTGGCACTCATTAATCCCGGCAATGTCCCAGCCTATTCCGGTTCCGCGCTGAATCTCAAAAGCTGTATGATAATACCCGTTAAGATACGTCTGTTTTATTAGACTGTCAATTTTGTCAACTTGATTCCCAAATAGCGTTTCCAGCGTGTTTTGAGTTTGGATTTTCAGTGCTTCAAGTTTGGATATATGAAAGCGGGCAGATGCATTTTCAAGCTCTTTCATCCACTTTTGATTCACCGCGTTTTCTTTGCCGCGCTTTATGTACTCGTCAACGTCCCACTTAAATTCTTCTAATTCCTTCTTGTTCAACCATTGCCGGGCTTCCGTAAGTGTTATTTCGTTATTTTCCGCAAACCGCCCATACCATGAGTTTATTTGATCTTCAATTTCCCGCTGCGCTTTGGCAATTTCGCGCTCTGACTCGTAATAGGTTTTTTGGGCGTTTTTATGCTGGACGCTTTCCAGTGCCTCAAACCTTTTCTTCCAGTAATCAGCGGTTTTCATTGCGGTTCACTGAATATCTCAGGATTGTCAGTAATAAGCGCGTGAAATGCAGCGGCCAACTCGTCAATCTGCTTTTCGTCATGATCTTTATAACCCAGCTGATCATAAATTCCATGCACAATCTCATGCAAAAAATATCTCTGCATAAGCATTTCTTTCATTGGGCGCACATTAATTTTCAAATCTTCGTAAATAATCTCTGCGGTATAATTGTTACCCATTGAGATGTTTTTGGTTATTTCTACGTCATATACAAGCCCGCCGATTTTAACTTTCTTGGGTATCGTCATCTGTTTCACCTTCTTTCAATTCTTGGAATGTACCAGCGTAAATATCGCTCTGCTGCTGCTCTTTTTCAAGTCTCTTAAGCTCTGCGACAACATCATTTACCCAAGGATGTTGAGCTATCAACGTTTCTTTGGATAAGATTCCAACAGAGTTTTTTATGTTGTTAATTATATCAACTTCATTCATTAACATGTCACGATTAAATATAACCGTTAACTCTTCGCCTTCAAAGTTCCCCATTTTGTTGTTGGCAAGGTGTTTGTTAACAAACCATAGCAAATCTTCAAATGACGCTTGATATTCGGCTTCCATGCCGTTTGCGTCAAGCTCAATGTCGTTGTACATGCTTTGGATATTCATCTGATTAGGACTTCCAGACAATCTATCGTCTTTCGCATCGTATCCCATGGCATTTTCAATCAATGCTTTTTTAAGCAACTCAAGTAATACTCTGTAATTTTCAGAGTTTACGGTAATTTGCAGGGAATCAACGCCTCCATCAATACCTTCTGTAGTCCTTACTTTGATTACCCCGTAGGCCGCCAAGTTGCGCCTAAACTCACCTAGATCTGTCCCATCGTGATTCTTGAGTATTATTATGCTGCTCCGGCTGTCCTCCTGCATGTTGTTCTGGAAGTCTGACAGTGTCATATTAATAGCGTCTTGCAATGATTTGACTTTGCTGATAAGAGGAACCTCTTCATCGTTATATTTAAATGCAATAATCGGGACGCGTCCCCAATTGTAACCTATGGCGGCACCATCAGCATTTTTAAGTACCATATAATCGGATGATAGCGTTTCTGTATCGTCAAGCAAGTTGCCTTCAACAAGTACATACCTTTCAACTCCCGTAACCTTGTATATTTCAACCTTTTCAATAATTTTGAGCTCTTTTCCTTCGTATGCCTCAACTTCATACACGCGCACAACGCAATCAAGGATGGTATGCTCGGAATCTTTCCAGAAAGGCAGGATCTCATATGGCGCAAATCGTTTAAACCTGAAAGCACCGTCATTGTCGTAGAAAACGTGAATCCATCCTATGCCGCCGTTCAGACTGTCTTCGCCTAAATTTTGAAACATCAGAAAAAAGCGCATATTAAAGATATTTGACAACGCCATTTTATATTGTTTATTTTCTGCTTGCAGTGTAAACGGCTTCCCGAGAAGATAATTGGTTTTCTGGTCAACCGTCTTGGCGTATTGATTATCTACTATTAAGTTATTAGGCAAATTGCGAACCTCTTGAAGGTTGCCACCCTCACCAATGACAGTTCTAACCCGGTCAAGAATGTCGTGTTTGCCGCGATAATACTTTTCACCAATGATCTGGTTTTGCCGTTCCTCTGAATTTTTCCAGCGTTCAATTTCTAATTGAAAGAACTCGCGTTCGCTCATCCCTGAGGTTGAGCCGGAACGGATTATCGCATTTATTTTTTCCATTGTACTTTCAAACACCTAATCCCTCCTTATTCGAAGCTGAATCTGCTTGGTGCAAATGCTGCACGAACGAAATATCTTAGGTCATCCATGCTATGATCATCTGTTTTTATCGGCCTGTCTTCCTGAGACTTTTCGTCCCATCTGTAAAGGCCAAACTCTCTTATGCAATCTTTGCAATTATCGCAAATGAAAATGTCTCCGGAGCGTAAATGTGTAGCCACGTCTCTTATGCCGTCTAAAACTCTGTTCGATGCCGGATCAACCTGAAATTTGTTATGCCGCCGGATAACCTCAATGAAGCTTGCGGCTGACGGATCAACGACAACCCTGTAGATTTTTAAGTTTCCGGCTAATATCTCTAATTCCTTATAATGTTCTTCATCAGTTCGCTGGTATCCGGCTTTCCGGCTGTCGAAGTAATATTCCCGGATCCGGTACCACTTTCCTTTTGCTAAGCCCCATAACCCCATTGACGTTGGGTTAATTGTGCCATAGTCGCAAGATATGTAATACTTTTTATATGGATGCCTGATATTCGAGACAACATGAAAATCAGGATTGAACATGCTGTATATAAGGCCCTCAGCAACTACCCACATCCCGCGTATGTAACGGTCATAAAATACACCAGAATACATGTTCTCGTACCGTTTTTTTACCTGGGCTGACAGGCTGAGATTATCAAACATTGTGAAATGCAAATAAAGTATGTTTCGGGATTTAGCTTTTTGGATCCACTCTTTGTAAAACCAGTGAGCGGGTGATCCGGGGTTGCAATTGAACCAAAACTTTGAATGTTCAACGGAACATCGCGCCATCGCCTGTTCAACGAATGACCGGGGCATTAATGCCACTTCATCAAACAGGACACCGGCAAGGGTTATTCCCTGTATAAGTGTATAGCTGCTTTCATCGCGGCCACCGAAGAGGTAATATGTGTTTGTTTTTCCGGATGCTGAAATTACTATCTTGTTTTCGCTTCTTTTTTCGGTGACGGTGAAAATCCCTTCCAACCATGTTGAAATGTGCATTGTAACATTGCGTCTTAGGGATTCAATTGTTCTACCGCATAGAGCGAAGACTTGGTTATCAAAGGTTGACATGCTCCAGAGGGTAAATCCGACTGTCATTGAAACAGTCTTTCCGGATCTTATTGATCCGTCGCATATAATGCCCTCTTTATCCTTGAATTTGTTGTTGTTCCACCATGTAAGAGTTAGCAATTGCCGATCAGAGAAGTTCTTGTATGTCACCCGTCTTCACCTCTTTAGCACATTCTTTTATGACCTCAAAGAGGTTATTTGATTTTGTTTCACCGTTATTTTCGTGTTTTGGCGTGAAGTATTCCATGTAAAGTTTAGCGGCCTGCAAATCGCCATCCCTGGCTTTTTTTGATATGGCGTTTCTGACTTCCGTGATCTCGGTTTCTTTATACTTCTGTATCAAAGCGATTAATTTATTTTTGTATTCTTTGGCTTTTATGAGGCCATGTTTAATTAGCAGATCTTCCAGATCGGCAATAATGTTAAAGTCAGTTTTAGTGTTTGTTTGCTTGAGCAGTACGTTTATATCTTCAATTTTGAGCATTTTTTTATTTGACCTCCCTGTGAAAAGGTTTGCTGCCCGTGGTTTACCTCCTTTTTCCACGGGCAGCCAGAAAAAGGAAATGATTTATGAAAATTTAAGTAGTAAGCATTAGGTATGGCGCTGCCATTTGCAATAAGTGATTACTGCAAGTCTGGCGGTTATTACGGCCTTGCTAATCAACCGGGGAGCGAATCAACCAGGTATTTCACATAGGCTTTTTTAGGTATTCGTTTATTTGAGTTATACGGTGATTTTTTTGTAAATGTAAAATTACACTTTTAACCTTTTATAACGCGAATATAACGAATTATAACGGGGTTACGCTATTATTTTTTCGATATGCTGCGCTGTATTCTCGTCACATTGTATATCTTCGCCAGATTCTATATATGACAGCTTGATTTCTTTGTTTTTATGTGCTATCTTAATAGATATGGTAGCTTTCTTCTGCCGCCTGTCTATTTTAACTATTTTATTTTTTAGGTCAGCAAGCGGCCCTTTTATGTATATCAGATCATTTTGCTCGTTAAATGAGACATAACTTAAACTTGACAAGCACTTTGATAAGTACATTATAGTGTTTAATTCTTCTGCATCTAGCGGCGTTGGATTATAACCGCCGCCTAGGATCCTGATGTTTTTGTTGATTTCACTTATCGCGTAAAACTTGCCAAAATCATATCTTAACCTTACAAATACATAGCCAGAAAATATTACGTATTGTTCAGTTCTCCATTTACCGCCGCGCCGGATCAGTCTTTCGCCAATGGGTACAACTGCTTTTATGTTGCGCTTCTCAATCGCTTTTTTTATTTCTGCTTCTTTGCCTGTGGGTACCTGGAGCACATACCACTGTCTTCCATTTGGCAAAATGATCAATCCTTTTAATTGTTTTGCTTTTCCTCTTGTATGAGGTTTTGGATCTCAGCTGCAAGTTCTGTGTATAATTTGGGGTTGTTTGCTTTCAAGTGCTCAAATAGTGATGTTTGCTGTTCTTCGAGCGCAAGGCGTTTTTTGGATTTGGTTCCTATATCTATTTTTTTCTTATAAGTTACTGCTCTTGACAAGGCGACCACTTCTTTGTACAACTGTTCAGTTGACATTTCTTCAGGGCTTAAATCTTCACGGTTAGTTATCGCCTCAAATATTCTTTGGCTTGCAAGTCTTAGTATTGCTTCGGCTGGATCCAGATCCGGATAGCGTTCAGTTTCAGTCAGAATCATCCTGAAGTTTTCTTGCGCAATCCTGAGTTGTTGGGCGCTGGTTAAAAATCTTTTGGCATAGCGGGACACTGAGCTTTTGCCTATATCCACACCGTGTTCGGCAAGCTGCGATATGATTTCCCGGTAAGCGTTGCCTGAAAGCAACATTTTATCAACCATGTCTTTTAATTCTGGTTCTAACTTATCTATCTTGCTGGTTATTCTTCGTTTGTTCATAAGCTACACCTCTATGAGGTCATCTTCAATTTTTCCCGCAAGCAGCCTAATTCCTTTTCCTGATAATTTAGCCTCAATATCTTCATAATTACAATCTGACGGATCAACCGGATTTTTTGATTTAATGTTTCTGGTTACTATGTATTGTTCGCTGTGTAAGAAGTTTATACAGTCAAGATAATCGCATTCTTCCACATTTGGCAATGCGTACTTGACTTCCGACAGGGCCGAGTATGTGTGACGTAATATGTTGATAGTCCTTAACACCCGGCCATTATTTTTTATAAATCTTGCAGCTTTCATTAACTGTAATGCTGTATCTTTTTCATTCATTTTACTGACCTCTCTTCATTAATAACTCTTGAATTCTATCCATCTTTTCTTCGCTTTTGTTGTGAAGTAATAAATAATCGCTTTTATATAGAACTTTATCTTTAATTAGGCTTATATCTTGATGTATTTTTGTGATATCCTGCTTGATATCGTTTTTGTATTCTTTTAGTTCGTCTTTGTGTTCTTTAAGCTCATCTTTTGTGGCATACGTTCTTTGTATCTCACTTATGGTTTTCCCGTGTATAGACATCTGGTCCATGGTACGACTTAAAAAGTATCCTATTATCGAGACGGCAGCCATCATTAATATGCCTACTAACCACCATGTAGCGCTGTCAAAATTCATTTTTGTAGCCGCCTCCTAAATTAAGTATAAGGTATCATTAAGCTTTGCTAACTCAATGATAACTCAAAACCGTGAACAGTGTAATGTGAAATATTTCAAAGTTTTTGTTCAAAAAAATGATAGCTGATTTTTTTGTTGAAGTAATTCTGCGTAATCGTTAATGATTTTTCTTATGGCGCGTTCTGAGAGTCCAAACTCTTTATGTAGCTGATGATAATTTTTACCGTTGAATTTTTTTATAATCTTATCGTTCCGTTCAGCATTGACTATCTTTTCATCTTTTCCTATATATATAACTTCGCCGCCGTAGTGTTTTATTAACTTTATATACGCATCTATACCTATAATCTCGGCAATTTCTTTTTGAGTACCATTCAGATCATCTATTTTAGGTATATATTCCACATTACCTCCCTCCCCGGAAGTGGATTAATCTTACGCCTTTTTCCTTTCGGTGCTCAATATATATTTTTTGATTATCTCGATAAGGTTGTTGCCTTGCTTATATGTCATCCATGCAAGCGGGCTTTTAGTTGTTGCATCAAGTTTCATTTCTTTTTTTATGACTCCGCACAGCCTGGAGCCGATGCTGGCCGACTTGCCGTCCGCGCCGATCAGCGCGGGGGATGCGGATGCCAGCTGATACATAAGCGCCCAGATCTTATTTATTTGGCCTGCTGATATTCCTCCCGGTGACCGTTGATGCTTTTTATTGGATGTATTTTTATCTTTGGCTAAGTTGAGCCCGGTTGAGTTAATCAGCCTGGTCAGTTCATTATCTACCCTTTTATATTCATCCACAGATAGATCTTTCGTGCTCATCTTGCCCGTTAGAGAGGTTATCAGGATATGATAATTATCGTTTTTATTTCCATTTTCAACTATTCCCAACTTATGGGCTTTTGCGTATAACCTTCGGATTTGTTCAGCAGTCAAGAGGATTAACTCCTCTCTTTAGCTTTTGGTGACGTTCTTTCTGACGGTCAGCGGTATCTTGCAAGTCCTTATTGTAGCGTTCGCGTTCTTTATTTGTCATTGATTCTATCCTTAAAGTATGTATATCGCTGCTTAGCCGGTTAGCAAATTCGTTTAAAATATCAAGTGCTATGTTTTCCGGAGTGACATCATTATTTATGTAAAATTCGGCGTATTCTAATTTCGTTAACAGTTCGTAGTATTCGTCTTTGGTAATTTCGCCATATCCGTAAGCGTCCTGGACCTCTTCAACTGTTTCGTATTTATTGAGTATTACCATCCTTTTTTCGCGTTCTTGCTTTTGATTATTTATCTTTTTATTTAGCCCACGTATTCCTATCATTATTTTGTCATACGCTATTTTGTTGCCTTTGTACTCCAGTTTTGCTCCTTTTCTTACTTTATCTAATTGCTCAATTTTTGTCATAACTCATTTCCCTTTCCTTATTATATCTGCTGCCGTTTCATTGCCTTCAATCCCTCGTATGTAATGTTTTCATTATTTACGGCATTTACATATATATTTCGCGCTTCTCTGATACCTAGCCCTGTGCGAGCTATTTGAAGCAATAAGTTTTTACTTTTCTTGTCTTGTAGACCCGGAAATAGCGATTCAATATCATCTTCTGTTACATCCAGGCGATGTATTTTGCTGACGTATCGTATTCTGTTTTGTATCTGCTCGGTTATGTCTTTATGTTTTTTTAAATTTTCCGTAAAACGCAAATCACCGATAAAACATATGGCTAGATTTGCATTTTCATCTACAAATCCTTGCAACATACTAATGGTGCGTATTTGCAGATTTTGAGCTTCATCTATGATGATTAATGTACTCTCGCTTTTTAATGCTTCCTGTATGTTTTCAGCCATATCATCCGTATTCCCTATAGGGAGCTTAAGTTTTTTAACTATGGCTTTCAGCAACGCTCTTTCGGTCGATAACCATGTTTTAGCTGTTATTATCATTGCCGACGATGGGTAATCACTCACATATTTCAGCGCCGCCATTGTCTTTCCTGTACCGGATTCACCAACCGCTGCAGAAAATAAGCCTTCAAGGTGGCACTTCCTAATTGTCATATAAACGTTTTGGCTTGTGGTGATTGGCTGGTACCCACCTTTTACTTGATTAGATTTTAAGTTTTTAGCATCCTCACGGTTTTTTAAAAATTCTTCAAGTTTTTTCTCTACATTTTCATAGCTTCCATTGTATTCGCCTTTTAAGTATTTGCTTAGTGTGTATTCTGACCAACCTTCACCTAACGCTTTTGACAGCGCTGCTTGTGACTTGTATTCTTTGGTATCTAATAATTCTTGCAGTTGTTCCTGCATCTGCGGATTTGGTTTCCTATCGCTCATTTCCTTTTTCCTCCTTTAACCTGTCATCATCAGTGCAGCGGCGGTTATCCCGTGCAGACCGGCGCACGGTGCGTCGGTTTCGACTTTTAGGGGGCGATAATTTTTTCTTTTAATTGTTTTTATAACGCCGTTTTAAGGGCTTTATAATGCCGTTAAAACTGCATTTAAATTTATTATTCTTGTTGCTGTTTTTCAAGGTTTTTGATCATTTTTTCCAGATCTGAGATTAGATTTGTTTGGCCAACTGCCTGTTTTTCTTCCGTTGGTTTTTCGCCTGCGCGGACTATGCTTATAATCTTCGGGTTTTGTTCATACTCTTTTTGTTCTTTGTTTCGCTGAGCTTCGGCCAGTACTAAATCTAACGCTGTGTCAAAATCATACTTTGATTTTTTATAATCATTCAATTCTTGCTTTAACAATTTTTCATATGCCTTAGTTTTCCTTATAGCTTCGGATAACCATTCTTCATCGCATCCGTATTCACAGACTGTTGATATGTTTGATGGTGCCGTCATTAGGTATTTGTTCTCCAAATCGTATACGTGCACTTTGGCCATATTTTCCGGATCATAGCGGCAGTACACTTCCTGGCCAAATAGTTTTAACAGATCGTTATTATAGTAATTCAACTTTTCTCCTGCAACTAAAACATGCACTCCAAGTCTGCCTATCCTTTGTTTACGTGTGCTGCGCATCAGCAGCAGTCTAAGATCATCCTCCGGGACTACTCGCAGTTCAGTTACATTTTCGGCGTATACCTGCATCCGGCTTTTACCTTTATCAGACGGTACTACCCCGGATGCCTGCTGTTCGTTCATGTAGTGATATATCAGATCCTCTATTATTGCCGTGAATTCCGCATCAGTTGGGATCTTTCCAGATTTAAGTATCTTTTTTAGTTTTTCGGGTTTTTCATTTATGTTGCCTCCGCAAAATGTAGAGAACAGCCGCGAAACCGTATTTTTAAAATCCAAAAATCTACGCTCAATTATTTTTGCTTTGGCGTTGTGCACAATGGCATTAACCATCTTAATGCCAAGGCGCTCCAGTATCGGAGGCGGATCAAATTCATCCTCTTGACTTTTACGGCTGCGGTGTCCCATTCCGCCGACATCATGCGTCAAAAACTCACGGCCATTGTCAACGTAGAAGTGCAGCGGAGTTGTTCCAGTTTTGATTATTGCCTTGCGCAGGCATATTATTGTTGACTGTGATGATGGTGCGCTGCTGACATGGATCCCGGCAAATATCCCGGATCTAGCGTCAAGAATAGCGGTTAAGTACAGACGGTGCGTCTTGCCATCATCTGATAACGTAATAACATCTATAGTGTGGTTATCAGCTACCCAGTAGTCATTACTTTTCATGTTTTTATAAGTGCGCTCTATATGCTGTCCGCAACGGTCACGGAATTCTTTTTCTCCTTTTCGTCCTAATATTTTTAGAGGTTCCGGGACATCATTGTTTAATCGTCGCCGGAACGCGCTGCATGAAGGCAGCGGTAACAAATCTGGATAATCCTTTTTCATTTGAAATTTTGTGTATTCGTAACACTTATCAATAGAATGTAGTTCCTGGTCAAGATAGTGATATAAAAAGCATTCCCATGCTACATCAGGGATACTGCTATGGCCTTTTTTAGCGTGTCCCCGGTTGTCAACCAGACCAGTTAGATCCCCGGATCTTAGCGATTGCCGTTTTCGATATAGGATATCCTGTGAAACTTTTAATTCTTTATGTTCCGCTCTCAACTTCGCTATATACTCATTAGTCAAAATAGTCTTTTGCTTTTTTGTTTGGGATGTATATATATCCCAGTCATTCAGGATTTTCGCCCAGAAGTTTATCTCTTCTTTCTGGGCGTCCGGGAACTGATCAAAAGATTTCATCGTCCGGATATCTGATATCTCAGGATGCATGTCAATCCCGCCAGAAGCTTTGTTTTCTCCGGGAACTACAAGTTCCAGCTGCGGCTGATCAGGACGGTGCTTCTTAAGGTATTCTCGTTGTTCTGTTGGATCCAACGCATTGAGCGGTATTTTATATGTTTTTTTGTTTTTGTTGTTTATTGTGTAGGTACAATTTATTTTTGACTCCAGGCATAGTTTCCTTATATATTGCCCTGAGCATTTTTTGATTTCCGCATAATCTGATACACTTAAATATATCAATGCGATCCCGCCTAACTTGCCCTGCCATCATCAGACCAGGGGGGGCAATCCCTGATGACAGCCTTTCGGCTGTTTCGGCTAGTTTGCTTTTATCTTCTTAGGATTGATTCATATAATTTCTTATCACAAGTAGGGTGCCTGTTAGTTCTCGGTCTGCTTGGTGTATCCCATGATCGTCCTTTTGTTGTATATACGTAAGTCCATCCAGCGGCCTTCAAACTTGTTCCACTTTCCTGAATCAGTATGTAGGTTATGATTCTTTTGTAACCAAGTTCACGCGCTGCTCTACGGCATGCGGCGTACAGAATGCTACAGGCGTTTTTCGTGCCGTCTGTGCAAAGACGCACAACCTCAACTGTATTATATTGGTCAATGCATCTTGATACTGGTCTGCCGACAATTGCAACACCCACTAAATGATCACCGTCATAGCAACTAATAGAAAATCTATGTCCTGCAACTGCTTTATGGTGTCTATGGTGTTGGGTAACAAACTCATTTGCATCTTTTAATTCAATATGCTTTATTTTTAGCATTTTCGATCACTTCTTTTTGTTCACGCTTATTATATTCTTTTATAATATTTTTTCGGTTTTGATTTCTAATTCTAATAGATATGCAAGCTCTGCAATAATTACAGAGTATATATATAATTCCATAGTTCACATCTATTTTTGTTTTATTTCCGCAAAACGGACAAGGTTTATGTTCATTAATATTCATCTTCTTTTTGTCCTTTCTCGAGTGTCGAAAATAGTCTCAATCCACACCCGGATACACCGGGCGACCGACTATTGTAAACATCTTCGTATTCTACAATTATCGCTTTATCTATAGATTCTGGATCAAAGTATTCGCCGCTGTTTTCTACCTCTATCTCATATGTGACATTGCCATTGTGGCTGCTTTGATCTTGATAGATAGTGCAGGATACATCGGTTATGACCGATGCATCACCGGTACTTGACATTATTATTTCGTCTCCCGTTTTATATGGCCAGTATTTAGGTATTTGGGTTAAGTCAATTTCGGGCATACTCATTTTTTATTACCTTTGATAACATCTCTTATTACATTAAGGCATGCATAGCATAATTCATACGTTTCCGTAGGATTCCCTAAGCTTGATTTCATCTCAACAATGTTGAGAGATTTTTCGCTTTGCAACGGTACATCACATGTGTCGCAAAAATGTTTAATCGCCATTTTTATATCCTCCTTATAAGTCAAAAGTTTGTTGGTACGCTCCTGTATAGCGGTCACGGCCTTCTTTTTCTAAGGCGTCTCCGATTCTTTTCTTCATTATTTCGTCCAATTTGTCGCGGTATTCATTCCAGCATTCGAGAGGATTTTCAAATTCTTCCTCTGTGTCTGAGCCAATTATGTAATACATTTTTGTTTGCGTGTTATAAAACATTATTAGCCCACGTACACTAAGTATTTGTTTATTCATTGCAACTCACCTTATTTCTAGTCAAAAATACTAAAGTTTTCAAGTGCTTCTATGTCGTATGATCGGTTAGTATTTTTACCTTTAGAGCATCCTCCGTATGCTCCTTCTAAAATCTTTATCATTGTTGAGGATCTAAGTATAAAATCAAAGTTAGCCTTAAATCCCCTTGTATTGTTTCCAGTCAAAAAGGCACTAGATTCAGCCTTTTCAAAGAGCTCTTCAAAAGTTGATCCGATTTCCCGCAGCTCCTTCGCTGCTCTTGATATGTCCTTTTTTCGTTTGTCCGTTACTTTTATAACCCTGGGCAACGATTTACAAATTGTATTGTACTGGCTGACTACTATTTCACTTACGTTTTCCAGAGTTTCATATGTTTTTTTCATAATCTACCTCCGATCATAGCGATTAACTTTCTTTTAATGATTCGACATAACTTGATTTTGCTTCAACTAACATCGCTAGGGCGTTAATCATTTCTGCTTCGCTTGAGCTGTTAATAGGTTTTTTGCCCATTATCATTTCGTCGATATATACACAGGTATTGTCTATAAGGGTTGATATGTTTTCGAGATTATTTTCGTCAATTAACGGTTTCATTTTAATCTGATCTCCTTTCATTCGGCCTGTCATCATCAGCGCAGCGGCGGCCAGCCCGTGCGGATCAGCGCGACGGGGCGCTGATTTCGACTATTGTTCGATTTTAGGGATGTTTTCAAGTTAAGAGCCTTGACTTGCAATTTTTTTATTAATTCTTTTCTTACTTGTACCGTTTGATATACTTCGCTGGGTTTCATTGCTTTCGCTCCTCTATCTCAATTTTTATTTCAAATAAGTATGCTAAGACAAATATTCCTTTAGGGGTTAGCCAATATCTTGTTAGTGTTTCACCAGCTCCCCGATGCTCTTTTTGATAATCTGCTAATCCCACAGAGACTAAATAATCTAGATCCGGATCCGGCGCTAACCCTGCATTGTAATAGTTTCTGTAGCATTGGTACTTTCCGCGCTTGATTCTTTCTTTTTCAAGCCCTATGCAGTACTTCATTTTTTTGATTTGCTCTACGCTTAATTTGATTTCAGGTATTGTGTTTTTTGCTGGCATATGTTCATTTCCTTTCTTAATTTACTGCAGCATCACAGCTTATGAGTTTTTTTGCTATTTCAATATGGGCTGAACACTGACTACATAAGTCATAGCGTCCAACTAACTTTTTATTGGCCTCGACCAGAACTACAGCGATATCATCAATACTTTTGATCTGATCTCCGCAAGCTTCACAATAAATCATTTTGTGTCTCCTTTCCGTTATTTATTATTTTCAAAAATTTCACCAAGAGAATACGCCAAGAATGCTATTATAATGATAACTTCTGATACTGGTATTAACTGCGGGCTTGGTGTTCGGATTTGCTCAAGCATCGTTATCAGCGTCATAATCACAACTGCTATCAATGCTATTTTTAAGCCTTGTGACTTTTTGATCAAGTTAATTTTCCTTTCTTTTTGATATGTGGTTAGATTTTGAGTTAGATGACAGTTAATTGATTAATTCTTGTCTTAGCAAGTTACTGCTGCCCTTAAGTTTTTTTGATATACCATTTTCAGCGGATCTTTAATGTTGCTCATTACTTTCATCGTTTTCTTGTCTATGCTCTTAGTGT